GAACGGCTGGTCTGATTCCTTGACCCGCACCCTGACGCTGCATTCCTTGCCGCTAGCGTCGGTGCAGAAACCCATCCAGATTTCGCAGCGGATGCCCTCGGCTTCGATGCATTCGACATAAGCCAGAAGCGCCGCGCCGTAATTCATAATCTGGTCTGCCTTCACACCAGCATGGCGGGAGCCGTCCACCACCAGTCGCAGGACCGATGGCTTGGTGACCTCGTCGTATTGCATCATGCAGTCAGGCATGCCAGCGCAATACATTGGCACGTTAGGGCTGAACCCGGCCACGTCATGCAGCACCTCGCGTATAGGCGCACGGTCCAGACGCTGGATGCCGCTGTCGGTCAGCGCGGCCAGTTTGACCATGCCGTCATGCCAGCCGTTGATGGCAAGGTCTGCGGCCTCGTCATAGGACGCCGTGCCGGTAAACTTGGTGCGCTTGGCGTTTTGTTCCTCGCTCACGGTAAATTTAGTCTGTTCGCGTGGCATGTTGCGGACAGCCACCATGTCGCGGACGTTGTCGAACTCGACGTGGACCTCGTTGCCGGTTTGTTTCAAGATTCGCATAGCGAAACCTCCACTAGGGTTGTGTAAACAGGGATAGCTTTCCCAGACGATGACCGGGTGCCGGTCACCGTTTCGGCTGGTAGCAAGCCAGCCTCGTCAGTGGGATTACATCGCCGCCTTGACCTTGTTGACGATGTCAGGCGACAGGCCCTTCCAGATGGTGGCGTCCTCGACACGGTCACGCGACAGGCCAGCGGCCAGTCCTTTGCAACCGTTGATGATGGCGCGGGTGCCGACAACGTGCTTGGTGGCCGTCTTCTCGACAGCGCGGCGGACGTTGTGGACATATTCAACCCAGCCGGGGTTGGCCTCGCCCAGTTTGAACTCCAGCCCAGTGTCGTAATCGACAGGGACCGAAACAAACCGGTCCAGCGACGCGCCGTCCAGTTGATTGCGTCCGGCATAGACACGGTCAGCGCCCCGGCCATAGGTGTTGGCCGCAGCCAAGCATACGAAATCCGGGTGGCGCTCAACCGAACCGTCTGGGAAATCATGGTGGCCGTTGGCCAGCGCTGCGTTGAACGCCACAATGGCCTGAGGGTGCGAGGCGTCGATTTCATCGAACAGGAAGACGCCGCCGTTCTCGTAGGCGTCGCGGAACGATGTGCGGACATAGTTGCCGTTGGCGTCCATGTAGCCGTTCAGTTTGAACACGTTATCGACAGCGCCGGTGAAATAGAACTCCCGGCCCAGTGCCTTGGCAATGTGCATCCCGGCGGTGGTCTTGCCGGAACCGGCAGGGCCAACCATCAGCGGGTGGCAACCAGCGTTCACCCATGTCAGCAATTCCGCCAGCGCCGGGTGTGCCATGTCGATTTTCTCGACGCCAGCCGGTGCGCGGTATTCGAGGGTGACCACCTTGTGCTGCACGGTCTCGGCTTTGGCCATTTCGTCAGCGACAATGGCGCGGACCTGTTCAGCATCGACGGCACCGCCAGCCAACTTGCCAATCAGGCTTGCCAATTGCTCGGCATCATCACCGGACACGCGAACCGCTGCCGGTTCAGCCGGGACCGGCTCAAGTTGCGGCGGGGTCACGGTTGGGGCTGTGCCTTCGCCGTATCCCTCGGACACGACGATGGCGTCCAGATTCGTCATGGCGTCGCGCAGGTCTTCGAGGCTGCGGTCCGGCTTCATGTCCGCCGACGTGAAGCGGTGGCCGTCGCTGGTTTGCAGCGCCTTGGCAATCGGCGTGGCCTCGGCGAGGTCCAGCCCGGTGAACTTGCGAATCTGACCGTTCAGCAGGACGGTCTTGTTGGTGGCATTCGACAGAGTGATTTCTGTAAGCATTGGTTGGTCTCCATTAGGGTTTGTGTTTCGGTGCTGCCGCACCCAAGGCCGCACTATGCGGCTCATCAGCAACCCGGCGTCAGGGTTGGACACAAGGACCGGCGTGGCGCATCTGGGCCAATTCATGGCCGGTCCTGTCAGTGTTTGTGTTTGCTTACCTTCCCGCATGTCTCCATGCCGGTCTTATCGCCGCCTACAATCTCAGCGTTTCGCGTGCCGCCCCAGCAAGGCCAGCCCTGTGTCGGACTGACCCCATACGCCGCCGGGTGGGGAAGGTGACTGCGTCGTGTGCTTTGGGGGGCAGCAGAGCCGGGCGTGGGTACCAACATCGCGACGCTCCCGGTAGGCCGGTCTCCGGCGCGGCTGCCAGCCGCTGGGGAGCGTCGTCGCCGTGGCGGTCAGGGCCTGTCTGGGTGGCGACAACTCCGTTGATGGGCCAGAACGTGAGATGCTGTCAACCCTTTTATTTCGTATCGTGTCTCTTTTTCTTGCATACCCCGGTAGGCCCGACAGGGCCGTGGCCCTTGCTGTTCAAGCATCACAGGCCGTTTACACGGTAGAATGGGTAACAACCCAGTAGAGGGGCCAGTAAGAGGGAAATAGAGACATGACCACCCGAAACGACCATGGTTTGACGGTTAAACAAGAGCGATTCGTTCAGGCCTATGTCAGGACCGGAAAGGCAAGCGAAGCCTACCGTGAATCGTATGACGCCGAAAAGATGAAGCCAGCCACCGTCTGGACCGAAGCCAGCCTATTGCTCGACAACCCAAAGGTCGCCGCGAGGGTGGAACGGCTAAACGCCGAGATTGAGAAGAAAAACCGCCTGAATGGGGACAAACTCAGGGAAACCGTCAGGACACAGCTGCTGCATGAGGCCCAGACAGCCGAAACCGCCAGCGCTCGCATTGCTGCCCTGAAACTGTTGGGTGAATTGACCGATGTTCAGGCCTTTGGACCGCAACGTATTGAAACAGAACAGAAAATCACGACTGCACAACAGGCTGCGGACCAGCTAGACGACGCACTGGCAGCAGCACTGACCGACCCAAACGTAGTCCAACTGTTTGAAAAGTAACGGTTTGTGTCCCCTAGAGGAGGGGAGTCGGAGAAAAACGGCCCGGAGGTGGCGCGAAAAGAATCAGAAGGTGTCGCGGGTGGGGACCCCCTGCACGGACACGCGCACACACACGCGTATACATACTATTACACACCAACAATTACCCAAAAATCCTGAGAGGTATGGCCGTTTTCCTGCCTCTACCCCCTAAAAACGGGTCAAGTGCGCTTGGGTCCCATACCCCCCATAGGTATTTCCTGCGTATTTTTCGCAAGTATGCAAGAATATTTCCTACTTTTGACAAATAAATAGAGATGTTCTATCTTTGTTCCTGACTTATCGGCGGTGCAAGTCGAGAAGTCTGGTCCAGAGGGGCAGGGTCGTCGCTACCCACCAGCCCTGCCCCTCGTTTCTAGGGGGTTATATGTGGTGTTTTTTGGATGAAGGCAGTCTGAAGGTAGATGTCTCCCTTGCCGGGGAGTGGTTTGCCGAGGCTGTAGACCAGTTAATCCACGCTGACGTGGATGAAGACGACGTTCCCTTCCTTTTATTCCTGTGCGGTGCCGAAGCGGCGCTGAGAACGCAGGAGCAGAGAGATGAGGTGCTTCACTGATGGGCCGTCCACACGTCATTAACGAGCCGAGGAGGACGTACAACCTCCTCTTTAGTGTCCGCGACTACGAGAAGCTGCGGAAAATTAGTCACGAACTGAGCAAGGCGAATGGGTTTCATGTGTCCATCGCGCATCTCATTCGAGAGGGAGCGAAGTCGGTAATTGCGTTCTACGAGGAAGAGAAAAAGTGACCCGAAGGTTAGCAGGGCCACCGAGTGGCTTACATGCGCCGGTTGCGGAGAGCGGTTCCAAGCCCGTGATAACGACTGGGTCGCACTCGCGACAGGAGCGTTTGTCCACCACGGTGGTCGATGGGGGAAGAGTTGCCATGACGCCTATTCAGCAGAGTACCGAAAGCAGTCCGAAGCAGGAGCGCCACGAGGAGTACATGCGGAGGCGCAAGCGGGAGGAGAAGCGGCGGCTGAAGGCTCAACGCGCCTACGAGAAAGCCAAGAGGAGTTCCTCGAAAGAGTGTGGGGATGAGCGTCGTCGTCAGGCAGACCTCCAGTCTGACGCGCTCGAACAGGCTGGCAAGGAAGCATACGGCTATGTGGACATGGTCAACAGTCCCTCCCACTACAACCAGTCCGGCATTGAGTGCATCGACGCGATTGAGGCCATGACCGGCGACGGCTTCGAGTACCACCTCCAAGCGACATCCGTAAAATACATCTGGCGCTACCGCTACAAGGGCAAGCCGCTGGAGGACCTGAAGAAGGCGCGTTGGTACTTGGACAAGCTCATCGGCCAGTACGAGGACTGACATGCAGCACAACTCGGATTTCAGGTACGACCTAAAGCGCGGCCAAGAAGCCGAGGAGTGGTTCGCTGGCATGCTGACCTCAGACAGCATTGAGTGCAAGCGCGACTACCGGGCGCACAGGACACGGAATGTCTTTGTCGAGTTCGAGAGCCGGGGAAAGCCGTCCGGCATTAGGAGGACCGAGGCAGAGCATTGGGCGTTCATCTACGGTCCCAGCGAGCTTGACCTGCGGGTTGTGGTCATACCCACCGAGCGTCTCAAGGCTCTGGCTGAAGAGGCCATCGCCGAAGACCGCTGGAAGCCGGGAGGGGATAGCAACACCTCGAAGGGTGCCATCATCCCGCTGAAGGAGTTGGTTGCTGATGACTAAGAGTTGGAAGATTTTCTACGCCGAGCAGCAGAAGAAGGAGCGGGACGCCCAGAAGAAAAGGCAGGACCGCCAGCGGAGAGCTTACACCAAGGCGTTTAAACAAAAGCAGAAGTTTGGCGCGGCCTCAGAGGTCCGCGTGATTTACCCAGAGAAGAAGGATGACTAATGGATTTTCAGGATTACCAGCAGAAGGCGCGGGAAACCGCAATCTACCCCAGTGAGCATTCTATTCTATACCCAACGCTCGGTCTGTGCGGAGAGGCTGGAGAAGTAGCCGAGAAGGTGAAGAAGGTAATCCGCGACAAAGGCGGAGAGTTTGACGAGTTCGACCGGATGAACATCCGCAAGGAACTGGGTGATGTCCTTTGGTATATGGCCCAGATTTGCTCCGACCTCGACCTCCGGTTGGAATCCATCGCCATCGCCAACGTCGAGAAGCTGCGCCGTCGCAAAGAGCAGGGGACACTCTCCGGCTCTGGTGATGACAGGTAAAACAGTCATAGCGCCAGAAAGTCCTGTATTTTGTTACTAAGGCTTTCTGTGACCCGAAAATATGCTTTCGCCAAAACAGCTACTTGAAAATATTGACAGCCTTCCAGAGGAACACAGGGCCGCAATCTCAGCGGCCCTCTCTCATTGGCATGACTTAAACAAAGTAGAGAAAGCGCGAAGTAACTTTCTGGACTTTGTCCGCCATGTTTGGCCCATCTTCATCGAAGGGCCACACCATCGCATCATGGCAGACAAGTTCCAAGAGGTCGCAGATGGCAAGCTCAAGAGGGTGATAATCAACATCGCCCCGCGCCACGGCAAGTCGGAGCTTACGTCGTGGCTGCTCCCAGCTTGGCTTATGGGCAAAGACCCTTCGCGCAAAGTCATCGCGGCAACGCACACCTCCGACTTCTCCGTGCGTTTTGGTCGAAAGGTGAGGAACCTCATCGACAGCCAAGACTACAAGGACGTTTTCCCGGATGTAGGTCTCCGGGCTGACTCCAAGGCCGCAGGACGCTGGGACGTGTCTGGTGGCGGAGAATACTTTGCTGTCGGTGTAGGTGGCGCAATGACGGGACGGGGCGCAGACCTTCTCATCATTGACGACCCTCACTCAGAGACGGCGGGTATTCTCCCCACTAACGAATACTTTGACGGTGTGTACGAATGGTACTCGTCCGGCCCCCGACAGCGTCTTCAGCCGGGTGGTGCCATCATCATCGTTATGACGCGCTGGCATGAACGTGACCTGACCGGTCAAATCATCAAGGCCAGTGAAGAACGAAAGGGCGCAGACCAGTGGGAAGTCATTGAACTTCCAGCGCTCTATGAATCAGGGGAACCACTATGGCCTGATTTCTGGTCC